GAGTTTACACAAAGATGCTCGAGACCAGACCTAAAACGAAATCTGCCTTGGAGAAGTTCAATAACTGGGTTAAACTCAATATACCCAATTTGGACCCATCCTCACAGGCTACCTGCCAAAGCTGCGGGAATGTAGATTTTTATTTGTGTGATTGTTCCATAGTTTTACCTAAAGATGAAGTCCCAACGCATTTAGATCCAGCTTATCTCGAAAGTAAGTACACAGACTACGCGAATGTCAGTGTACTAGATAGAATAACTGGTAATTACAATGTGATTGACATGCAAGAAAATGTCAACCATGGTATATCTAACACCAATGCTACTAAGAGGACATCTTCTTGGTTCAACCCGTGGATAGCGACAGAAAGTACGATCCCAGACATACAGATAGATAGTAATATGTATAACTACATAGTAGTGAATATGCATACCTACTATCCTGGTGTAAATAAGGGTTTTGAAGCTAAAATTGGCCATTCACACAAACTGGGGCTTAAATATCTTGGCCTCACTAAGAAAAATCTGACTGAGTTGGCCCCTCAGGATAAAGCAAGGTTTATGCATACGGTTAAGCAAGCTGCTTGTCAAATGGAGAGTGATTTTTACTACTCGTACGTGGATCCTAGGAAGAGACATTTTTGGACAGTCCTGTCTTTCAGAAATTGTTACTACCTATCATGTCTATTCTTCATTTTGTTTGCCCTACAATGCGTGAGCTCAAGCTCAGTGTCGGTAACACCATTAAACACTGTAAAAGAATCTGTGCCCATCCCACAGAACTCGAACCTATCGCAAGATGGAAGTGCTGCAGTTTACGATGTGGCCATCTGTCTTACAAGCGAGAAATGTGTAAGAGCACAGATTACATACGAGCATTTGACTACGATTTTCGGAATCAGGTGGAACCAATTGTCTTCGCAAGTTGCGCAGGCAATGAAGAGGTTTCATTAAGAAATCGATATCTGAAGTCAACACCACCGCTAAACCTCAATCGTGAACTCCTCGCAAAATGCGTCGACGAGTTGTTACACGATTTAAAACCACATTTTGACGCAAAATTAACCTATGACGAGTTCATGGAAGGCAAGAAGGGAGCACTAGGAGAAAGGTACCTAAAAGCAGTTAAAGAGCTGCTTGAGGATGGCTTTGACATCAGAAAAGATGCTAGTTGCTCTCCATTTGTAAAAAACGAAAAATACTTTGAAGACAAGCCTCCTAGGTGCGTATTTTCAAGGAACCCAAAATTCAATACCCTAATAGCTTTATACACCATACCAGTTGAGCATGCGTTAACCAAATTGCCATACATTGCCAAAGGATGCGATTTCGCAGAAAGAGGCATTAAGTTTGGCAATGTTTGGGAACAAAATGAAGACATAACTGAGAATGATTTCTCTAAGTTTGAGTCTACTCAACGTGTTCCATTATTGGATCAAACAATGAAAAAGATCTTCAGTGTCTTATATCCTGGAGACCAATTCATTATGGATTTGTATGAGCTATCTCACCATAAAAATGGTGAAACACTTAGAGGATTGAAGATAAAGTTCTTTGGAATGT